AGCCGGCGCTTTCCTGAGATGTAGCGCAACCGCCTCAGGGCGGCCGCTGTAAATCAGGTGATCTCTGTCAGTAGAGACAGGCCGGTCCCACGAGTATGGGACCGGTTCACCGAGACTACGGTCACGGTGAGCCCCTGCTAGCAGAGTCTTGTGAAGCGCGGCTTCGCCGTCGATCGGTGTATACCGACGGCGGTACCTCGGAACCAGGCCCTTAACCAAAGGGACTTGGTACCGACCGGCAACCTCCCCATCCTCATTTCTAAGAAAGGAGTGGAAGCCTAGCACAACACTAGATTCCGACACCACTGGGATCGGGGCGAGCTTTGCAAGCTCGTCCTTAATCCAGAACGATGCCCGCCAGAGACCAGCCTTGTAAAGCTGGTTCATGAGCGACACGGTGGAAATCATCTGTTCACAGTCGGTCAGTGCGGTAGGAAAAGGCTGTCTTGCTCTAACGAGCGTAACATCCTCACCATAAAGGTATTCCTTACCACAGGACTCTCTGAACCCTCCGGTCCAGAAAGACTTTGTGTTGTTGACCACGAACCCATATCGGGTGAGGGCCAATCGCACTGAGTCTACTGCGTCCACGGGAACGATGATATCATCCCCATAGATGCGCACCCGTCCCAGAAACCGTAGAATATCACGGATCCTGGTAAAGCGGGTATGGTAAGCATCTTCCAACCCCAAGAAGACAACGGTCAAGAAGACCATCATCTCTACAGGAAAGGTCAACGCTGAACCCATAGACGCGAACCGGTATAGGGGAATTACCCCATGCCCCGGAACGTCCGCCGTCGTACTCCGACAGGCCTGTACCGCATCGTGAAGATGCGGCCAGTGCTCCATCAGAACCGTTACGAGCAGATTGCTCACACGGTCGGAAGCTTCGCTCAAGTCGAGCGTCGCGAGGGAACCAGTAATGGAACCCTCCCGCGCCAGCTCCTGGTTAGGAAGCTGGGAAGCGGTACCGATGAAGCCATCAAGCCACGAGGACTCGATGACCTCACGCAGACCAAGCATGAGTCCCTGCTGCACATATTGCATGCAAGAGGGCTCCTCTGCGATGATCCGCGGTGCGGACAACGTTTTAGGCACCGAGACGACCTTAACAGGTCGCTCCTGGCCAGGTTCCCGAAAGTGAACACGGTCATACCGTTCCGTCCGATAGCGAGTAGAACTCGCGTACTTCCAGAAAGGAAAGACGTCTTCAAGACGCTCCGTCCACTCCGGCATCTCAAACTTATGGTTGCCCACAAGGCGATCAGCCGTTGCGCCGGAGCCGTGTCTCGGAAGCAGCTCATAGTCGCGGACCATGCGGTCCACTTCCGTGAACGCCCCTGAGAAGAGAAGGGACCCCATCCGTTGAAAACGGGTAAGGACCGAGAGAGGAACAGATTCCTCCCACTCTCTCACTTCCGTGTCACACTCGACGTACTTATCGTACGCAGCCTGGGTCACCCCAGGACTGCACTCCAGCTCCACCTTTTTGCAGAAGAGCGATACTTGACGTATCGCTCGGACTGCATCGGGTGAAGGGGTGTCGAGTACCATCCCACTAACGCGCTCGAAGATGAGCTCAAAGAATCCTCCCATAAAGACTGGGAGGTTCTGCCTGCACCGGAAACCCGGGAACAGGTCGGGAGTTACTCGTCCAAGCGCCAGGCCTCTCTCGAGGCCCGACGCGAGGTTGGGTAAAGTCAGAGTCAAGAAACTCTGACCCTCATCACCAAAGCGAGCCGTGACGGTATTGATGTCACGGCTGGTGTCAATGGCGCAAGCCTGACCCTCATCCAAGAGGATCAAGCAAAGGAGAGTTGATAGGCTTTTCAAGTCTACCCCTTTAATTAGAGGGCGGGCTTCCTGCNCTAACGACTGCAGACGGGGTATCACTACCCCGAAGGGGGCGTCACGAATGACGCCCCCCTCGCGTCCTTCTTCCGAGGGCTGCAACAGCAGCCACGGACGCTGGCCATAGAGAGGACCCAGGACAAGGATGCCGATGATCACGTCAGATGACGCGATCACGANCTCCAAGCCCAGGATCTTCTTGGCGTTCGCGTTCGTGCCGGCAGTGAACCAAGTGTTCACGCCAGAGATGAGCTCGATGAGCTCCGCCTCGGTGAAGGCTGTCACCTTGTTCCGTTCGATCGTGACGGTGATCGACGCCACTTCCTCGCTCTTGAGCGAGGAGAGAGGGTCGGTCGCCACCTTACGACGACGGATCACGACCGCACTGCGCTTCCGGTTCCCCGGGAGGTAGTGCGAGACGCGAAGGTCAACGACGCCGTCTCCCGATACGAACGTTCCCGACATGTTGTCGAGAGTGATTCGCGGAAGGGAGACAGCGGCGCTGAGGGTGACGGACTGAGGATCTGCAAGAGC